TGATTTATTCAAGAGATTTGAAATGGTCATGTCAGGTCACTTCCATACGAAATCAAATAAAGGCAATGTGCACTATCTTGGTTCTCAAATGGAGTTTACTTGGAGTGATGTTGATGATCCTAAGTTCTTCCACATACTCGATACTGAAACACGTGAGATTACTCCTATACGTAATCCTATTACAATGTTTGAAAAAATCGTTTACAATGACGAGAAAATAGATTATAATAGTATAGATGTAGAGCAATATCGACATAAGTTTATCAAAGTATTGGTTGTCAATAAGACAGACCTGTATCAGTTTGATAAGTTCATTGATCGATTGCAGAGCATTGAGTTACATGAATTAAAGATCGCTGAGAACTTTGAAGAGTTTGTTGGTTCAAGTGTTGATGATGATAAGGTCTCTTTGGAAGATACAAAGGACTTGCTTGATACATATGTTGATGCGGTCGAAACAGATCTAGATAAAGATAATATTAAAATGAAGCTACGGGAACTATATACCGAAGCACAAAACATTGAGGTTGTATGATACACTTTAAATTATGTAGATGGAAGAATCTTCTATCGACTGGTAATGAATTTACAGAGATTCAATTCGATAGAAGTCCGACTACACTAATCGTTGGTCAGAATGGTGCAGGTAAATCTACTTTACTTGATGCGTTATCGTTTGGTCTCTTTGGTAAACCACATAGGGATATTAAGAAAGATCAGTTGATCAACTCTATTAATAAGAAACATTGTGTAGTTGAAGTAGAGTTTAAGATTGGTGCATCTGATTTTAGAATTCATAGGGCAATTAAGCCTGGAAAGTTTGAAATCTATCAGAACGGTAATCTTATTAATCAGTCTTCAAGTGCACGTGATTATCAGAAGTTCCTTGAACAGAACATACTGAAACTGAATCATAAATCGTTTCATCAGGTTGTTGTACTTGGATCGAGTTCTTTTATTCCTTTTATGCAACTACCTTCGCACACTCGTAGAGATGTAATCGAAGATCTATTGGATATTAACATATTCAGTAAGATGAATGGTCTACTAAGAGAACGTAATGGTAAGATCAAAGAAGAGATTAAAGATATATCTCATCATATTGATTTAGTAAACAGTAAGATCGCTACTCAAAATAAGTATATAAAGAATCTAGAATCATTGAATGAAGGTCAAATCGATGATAAGCGTAAAAACATTAGTGAACATAAAAAGGTTATTGATGAAACGTTTAATGAATCTAGAGAGCTTGGTGAGGGTCTTACTAATCGTATGACTGGATATAGTAAAACCTATGAGAAACTAAACGATCGTTTGTTGTCATTAAGGTCTAAGGATATACAGTATAAGAATGATATTACACAGCTCGTAAAGAATTCAAAGTTCTATGAAGAGCATGATGATTGTCCTACATGTGATCAAGTCATAAGCCAAGATAAGAAGACTGAGAAACAAGAAGAGCTAAAACAGAATGCTATTCAGATTCAAAGCGATAAGGCAAAGGCTGCTGTCGCTATGAATGATTTGAATATCTCTATTAACTCAGTGTTAGATAGTCTTAATGAGTTAAAAGAAAAGCAAGGTCAAATTCTTTCGAATAACGAAAAGATCGCTGTCTTACAAAGTGAAGTTGATAAGACTCAAAAGGAAATCAATTCGTTATCTGGTCAGAATGGTGATCTTAAAAGAGCTAAGGTTGAATGCGATGAATTCCGCGAGTCAAAGGATTCATTCACTGAACGTAAACTAGAGTACCTTGAAGAAAGAACATACAATGAAGTCATTGGTGAAATGCTGAAAGATACTGGTATCAAAACCAAAGTGATTAAACAGTATCTACCAGTCATGAATAAGATGATTAATCAGTACCTACAAGTGTTGGACTTCTTTGTAGCATTCCATTTAGATGAAAGCTTTAACGAGACAATCAAATCTCGTCATCGAGATGCATTCAACTATGCTTCATTCTCTGAAGGAGAGAAACAACGTATAGATTTATCTTTGTTGTTTACATGGCGACAGGTAGCTAAAATGAAAAACTCTGCAGCCACTAATCTATTGATTCTGGATGAGACATTTGACTCTAGTTTAGACGTTGATGGGGTAGATTCCCTTACAAAGATCCTAGATACCCTTGAAGATGGCTCAAATGTGTTCATTATCTCACATAAAGGTGATGTTTTAGAGAATAAGTTCAGATCTAAGATCGAATTCATTAAAGAAAGGAACTTTTCAAAGGTTAAATAGTGTACTGTCACGAGAGGCACCTTAAAGTTATGAATCAAGGGGTATAACCTAATGATTCACTCTCGTGCATATAACCAAAAGTTATATACGTTATAACAAAACAATCTAAAAATACTACTAAAAAATGTTTACATTAGCACCCACCTATGATATAATATCTATATTATAAAGGAGTACATATATGTATCAAGTAAATCCACTACTCGCTAAGCTTTTAGCAAAAGAGAATCTAACTGTTGAACATGGCAATTATCATACTGCTTGGTTTGATGTTAAAAACCGTGTACTTGGTTTGCCTATATGGAAGGATCGAGGTAAAGACGTATATGATCTATTAGTAGGTCATGAAGTAGGTCATGCCTTATACACTCCATTAGAAGGCCTACATGATTCAAATGAAGAAATCAAAGGTTGTCCTCGATCGTACATTAACGTTGTAGAAGATATTCGAATCGAAAGATTAATTCGTGAAGCATATCCTGGACTAATTCGTTCATTCAAACGTGGTTACAAAGTCTTATTCGATACAGAGTTATTCGGTAAGGATCATGACTTTGCTACAATGAAATTGATCGATAAGATTAACCTTAAGTCTAAGCTCGTTGATTTAATTGATGTACCATTTAATGATGAAGAGCTTGAACTATTTAATGAATCATTGAATACTAAAACGTTCTCTGATGTATGTACTGTAGTAAAGAAAATCCTTGCTTATACAAAAGAGCAAGAAGATGATAATAACGAAAAGCCACAGCAAGAAGATGCACAACCTACTGACGGCGATAGTGATGACAACAATGGCCATGATGATCAAGAGCCGGATGAAATCCAATCAGAATCTGAATCAGAAGACGAATCAGAAGAAGACGAATCAGAAGAAGACGAATCAGAAGACGAATCAGAAGACGAATCAGAACCAGAATCAGAACTTGATGATGAATCACCTGTTGTAGACGAAGATGGTGAAGACACAAACGAATCTTTAGAAGAGGACGAATCAGAAAAGGAAGAAAGTGGCAACACTACTCCTGCAGCTCCTATTCATGACGAACATGAAGAGATCTCTGAGACTGATGAGCTATTTAGATCTAACGAAAAAGAATTACTTGACGTAAACGAAGACGGTAGACAAACATTATTACTCAATGATTATAATCAGGCAGAAAGAGATCGAATGATTATACCATACGCTAAACTTAAGCAATATAGAGAGCAAACACGAGCTCGTTCACATAATTATTGGAAAGAGACAGAAGTAACGTACAATGTTCGTGCTAAATGTGCATCGTATATGAAAGATGTAAAGAAAGCGGTACAACCTGCAGTAAGAGAATTTGAAATGAAGAAAGCTGCTTATCAATGGCAGAGAGCATCAACTGCAAAAACTGGTTCAATCAATGTTGATAAGCTATATTCTTATAAGTATGATGAAGATATATTCTCACGTGTTACTCAAATGGCTGATGCCAAGAGTCATGGTCTTATGCTCTTAGTTGATTACTCCGGTTCTATGCATAATGTTCTCGGTAATGTTATTCAGCAGACTCTACACTTAATAACCTTTTGTAAATCTGTTAATATTCCATTTAGTGTGCATGCCTTTACTACTTCGTATGAAAAGAAACAAACACGAACCGGTTGTATGGATTCCGATGATCTGTCACTTGTCGAATTGATTAATTCTGATTTAAATAAAAAGGATTTTGATGAAGCTGTATATAACCTAACGTTACGTCTTGTCACTGCTGGTATAATTGATATGTCTAGTGATGTACTAAATAATTCAAAGATGCATCTATTTAATCCTAGAGAATATATAGGTGCTTGTGAAGAATATGGTTCAACTCCTCTTAATCAAGCTTATATGGTTATGAACGATGTTGTTAAGAAGTTTGTTAATAGACATAAAGTGCAAAAGCTAAACTTTGTTACTATCACTGATGGCGATGCAAATAGAATATACACATCTCGTAATAAGATAAAGGCTATAGCGACTACACCGGCATTTCGCGACGGTTCGGCTATTAAAGTCCAAGTTGGTGGTAAGATTATCAATACTCGTACTGGTAAATTTATGACAACCGATTTATTAGATAATATTCGTAAGACCTATAATGCGAATACGATAGGATTCTTCATTGCTTCAAGAAGTTCTGATTTTAACTACAGAATTGTTGGTATTGAAATGGATAAGAACCCAGATACATATGTCGAAACACTTGAGGCTAAACGGCAAGCTGCTAAAGAATATAAAAAGTACAAGTGTGTTGAATTTAAAGATGTCTATGGTTACAACACTTACTATATGCTCAAAGGTGGAGATGGTGAATTAGATACTGTAGCTGATGAATTCAATCCATTAAATACTAAGTCTATAGGTAAAGACTTTAAGAAGTTTGCAAAATCTAAGAAAACAAATAAAGTGTTAATGCAAAAGATTGGAGCTGAGGTAGCCTAATGAATGAACCAACTATACTCGATTGGATAAAGCAAGACTTCTCTAGTAACCCTCGAAGGTTCATTATTGAAGTCATTGCATGGATTCTAAGCATTAGCTGTAGTATCACTATGGCAATCACTGTACCTAATCCACCCTTGATTATTCTATATCCAATATGGATTACAGGATGTACACTGTATGCGTGGGCAGCATGGTCACGAAAGTCAACAGGCATGCTGGCTAACTATATGCTACTTGCATCTATTGATTTAATTGGGTTATATAGAATGGTTTTCTTATAACAAAATGATCTAAATAAAGTGAAAATAAAGGTATACAATTACAGCTACATGTGATATAATATACTTTATAAATTAATGAAACAGGACTTATATTATGAAAATCTCTACAATGACTATCCTGAAAACTCTGGCTAATAACTACCCAGATACTACGGTTTTTCGTAAGAACATTATCGACACTACTGCTCGCAAAATGGGTTACACTGGAAAAGATTTTGATTGTCTTATGACAAAAGAGAATCGAGTTAAGATTGGTTCTTATGACCTTTCTGCTGTATTACCAAAACCAACTGTTGAAGCTTCTCAACCAACGGCTGTAATGTCTATGGTTGCTTCAGTTACGAATTCTGAAAAGACATTAGTTGAAGTTGATCCAACATTTGTTCCATGGGGACCATTTGCTGATATAACTAAAATTCTTAAATCTCAAATGTTCTTTCCAGTCTATATCTCTGGGTTGTCAGGTAACGGTAAGACGTTTATGGCTGAACAAGCTTGTGCTAAACTCAAGCGTCAAGTCATTCGAGTTCAAATCAATCCTGAAACTGATGAAGATGATTTGATTGGTGGTTTTAGACTTATAAATGGAGAGACAGTTTTCGCTAAAGGTCCAGTTCTAAAAGCAATGGAGTCTGGTTCGATTCTCTTACTTGATGAGATTGATCGTGCTACTAATAAGATTATGTGTCTTCAAGGTATTCTTGAAGGTAAACCAGTCTTGGTTAAAAAGACGGGTGATATTGTCAAGCCTGCTCCAGGATTCAACGTTATTGCTACGGCAAATACAAAAGGTAAAGGATCAGAGGATGGTCGCTTTACAGCTGCTTCGATCATAGATGATGCATTCTTAGAACGATTCAATATCTCTATTGATCAAAAGTTTCCTTCTAAATCAATTGAAGAGAAGATCTTAAACCGCCACTTTGAGAAGTTTACTAGTAAACCTGATATTGACTTTGTTAATCATCTTGTCAATTGGGCTGATATCATTCGTAAGACTTTCTATGATGATGGCATTGATGAAGTTGTTTCGACTCGTCGATTATGTCACATAGTACAAACATTCTCAATCTTTGATAACAAATCTAAGGCAATTGATCTTTGTATCTCCCGCTTCGATGACGATACTAAGGAAGCATTCTTAGATCTCTACTCTAAAGTAGATGCTGGAGTCATTATCGAGCCACTTGATGAGCATGACCCGATGCGACATACAACTCATCATAGCTACTAATTAAACATAACACATAGGATAATATAATGAAACAAGATACACAATTTGATGTAAACAAATATAAGTTCAGTGAAGGTCAGCTACTCGAAGATTTAACTGCTTATATTCAATCAACATATTCAGAGCACTATTCGAAGAACAAATTCCAATCCACAGAGTTCATTATCGATTGTGGCCATGGAGAAGGTTTCGCTTTAGGTAATGTACTTAAGTATGTTCAGCGATACGGTAAGAA